ATTTTGCTGACCCTAGAGCAAGACTTGAAGGCATTAAGAGTACAAACGGACAAGTAAGCACAGGCTGGGCCGCTATTGATAAGAAACTATTTGGTGGGTTCAACAGAGGCGAACTGAATATCTTTGCAGGTGGTTCGGGTGCAGGTAAGAGTTTGTTCTTGGCTAACCTAGGAGTTAACTGGGCTCTTGCAGGAATGAATGTATTGTACTTGACCCTAGAGCTTAGTGAGAGCTTGGTTAGTATGAGGGTGGACAGTATGGTCACTGGCATACCTAGTAGAGATGTATTTAAGAGCATTGATGATGTTGAGATGAAGGTTAAGATGATTGGCAAGAAGTCAGGGGCCTTCCAAGTTAAGTATATGCCATCAGGTAAAACGCCCAATGACGTAAGAAGTTATATCAAAGAGTTTGAAATTAAAACAGGCAAGAAGATTGACGTACTGTTGATTGACTACTTAGACTTGCTTATGCCTAATGGTGCAAAGGTTAGTGCAGAGAACTTGTACATCAAAGACAAGTATGTATCGGAAGAGTTACGTAACCTAGCAATGGAATTGAACACAGTATTTGTTACAGCGGCACAGTTGAACAGGGGTGCTGTAGAAGAAATTGAATTTGATCACTCGCACATATCAGGTGGACTTAGTAAGATTCAAACAGCAGATAACGTACTAGGTATCTTTACTAGTAGAGCTATGCGTGAGCGTGGACGTTATCAATTACAGTTAATGAAAACACGTAACAGTGGTGGCGTAGGACAAAAGATTGATCTAGGCTTTGATGTAGACACACTACGTATTGTAGACATTGATGAAGATGATGAAGACAACAACTATGGTTCAGCACCAAGTGGTGGAGCAAACAGTATTGTAGACAGTCTCAAACGCAACCCAACTAACGCACCCGCAGATAGTGTAAGAGAAGATCCTAGTGAAGGCACAACAGGTCCTAAGATCAAAGCAGAAGCAGATAGTACAAAACTAAAACAGTTTCTCAATAATCTAGGCGATGATTAATTGCGAGGTTAAATACGCATATAACAACGGAAGGACTATGCCATTTAATGATTACACTACTACGCAAACAGCACTACAGTTTTTTAAAAGATGATCCAGTAAGGCCGCACTTGCCAAGTGAATGGCGTACACAGTATCCACGTGAAGTATATGCACTCTACGAAGACAAGTATGCACAGTATGATGAACCGCTAACAGAAGATCCTCTAGCAATCATATGTGTAGCCTACACCAACAGTGTACCAACTACAGAAGCAGACCTTGACAACCTAGGTACTGATGTTGCTGTGTTCTATACAGTGTGGAGTTATTCACGAGGTGCAGGCCGTGATTTAGTAAACGGTGTAGCACAGATCATCAAAGACACTCATCAGTGTAGTCGCTACGTAACACTAAGTCCGTTAACAGCAATGGCTGAACGGTTTCATCTAACCAACGGAGCAGAGTTCATAGCACGATACGACACCTGTCAGAACTTTGAATACCACCTATGAAGTTGTATTGTGGACACATAGAATGCAAGTGGACGCACAATGAACGACTAGAGCATATATACTTCCGTCAAAAGTACGGAGATGAATTGACACAAGCAATAAATTCAGCAGGCGAAGTATCAGTAAGACGCAGCAACTCACTCACACTACCTTCAGACATGTACAAGCGTGTAGACTTTTATCTTACAACCAACAGTGGCAAAGCCGCAACACTATTCCTGCTCAAATGGGCATGGCGACTGGATAAATCATAATGGGACCTTTTGACATACAACGACAACGTGAACGCAAACAGCGACTAGAACGACTAGCACGTGAGCCCGACCTTAATCCTGAGGTTGCACGTATATGGCAACGACTAGCAGATGAAGTTACGTTTGACGAAGCAGAATACAATCAACGATGTGTAGATGTATACAGCGGCGTTAAGGACACTGTTTCCTAGCACTACGTATAGCTTCATAGTTGTTGATCACAACCATTCCCATCATACCTGTAGCAACCGCTAGTTCCTCATCAGTAACAGTTTGAATGTCACCGTGTAGTGCATACAAGGGCAACAGTTTCAACAACAGCATTTGTTCTACACTGGGCCTTGTGGGCAACAATGGATTCTGTTCTTCTACACAACGAAAGTTTGAAGTTGCATAGTATGTAGAGTAGACATCAAGAGCCTGCAGTAGATAGTATATAGTGATGTGACCTCGTGAAGCAGGTTCATGAAATTCAAACTCTGGCAGTACGGGTTCACCAGTGCTGTACCAATCAACACCTATAAAGTCAGCATCACTCAGTGGAGTACGATCTTGCTCTAGGGAGTATAAAGGATTGAGATCAAATGTGTGTCTTACATCTTGTGGTGCTGTCCACACATCAGGTTGTGGTATATCTATTTGATCTAGTTGTACACCGTCGATTGCAGGTTCTGTAGCAAGTGCCACTGAACTCAACAGTGTTAGGAATAGTATGTTGATTCCCTTGCCCACAAAGTATTTAGCGAGAAAGCCTGAAAGGTCGGCGCCTAGAAAAGCCGCGAAGCGGTTAACGCAGAAAGCGCGAAGCGCAAGCGATAGCGTAGCGGTTAAGCAGATTTTAGTATCAACATACACACTAGCCTATAACGATCGAGTTTTAGTCAAACCATGCATACAGACATACTGCAACGTGTTGCTTTCAGTCTAAAACAACGGTTAAGGAAAAGATGACGTTTTAAAACAATAACTAGAGCGTATCTAACGTATTTGTCGCGCATACTAGTTCAAACGTAGCACATAGATCACAATCACGCTGTATGACGCTTATATGCACTCTAAGACACCAGTTCCAGTGTATGCAAGTGTAGCATACATGCGCTCTCGTTCGCTGTCAAACACTAGTGTACACGAGTCTGACTGTTCAGTGTATATGCCACGTAGTAACAAGTCTGTAGCAAATGAAAATGTGTTTATGTCTGCTATAAAGTCCGTGACACTGTCATCATAGTTAATGTTGAGTAAATACATATACATACTTATAAAGGAACGCTATGTACACACTAGAACAACTGAACGCTTATCAACAATGGCTACAACATCAACAAGGTCATCCTACTGAGCCACAACACTTCCTTACCATTCTTATGAGAGACTTTGCACTTACTAGCGGACAAGCACAAACCGTATACGACAGCCTAAGAGACTGGGAACTAAAGTAAGCACACTATAAGCACACTGTACACGAGCAAGCTCGTAACGCTTTCGCTAGTCGCTCTAGCGTGTGTTGCTTCGCATACTATATAAGAGGAACAGTCCGAAATGGGTTCTACAGGATAAAAAAATAGTTGCGCAGTTTTTTTAGGTGAAGTACTTACAGAAGTGAGGTGGTGATTGCTACTGCACCGTTTTTAAAAAGTTGCCATTAACGCTAAGTGCTTGTTTTTGTTATATATTTTTTATAAGCCCCGACCCCCCTCGAGAAAAAAATAAAATATTTTTTTTATTAATGTCAAAAAAAATCCCTTGTATTGCTACAAAGGATTCTCCCCACACTAAGTTCTTTATGTCGATACAGTCTAGCCGTCTAGTGTGTTGTATACTACAACTGTACCTGTACTAGTCAGTGGGCGTGTCCTACACTGTCCCCACACAGCCTAGCCTGCTGTTAGTCTAAGCGACTGCCTGCATAAGCAGTAAAGCCGTAGCCTTCTAACACTCTAGCATATGCTTGAGCACCAGCTTCTTTGATATCAATGTTCTGTCCACTGTACCAATTGCACCACTGGCTAAACACTCTGTTCCAGTTCTGCTCTATGCCTGCGGCCTTAAGAGCCTTGCCAGCTTTGGTGTTGCCCTTGAGCTTCTTGCCTTCAAACGCATGTATGTCTACCCACGCAAAGCCGCATGCACCAATGTGGTCCGTGCCGTACTTGTTGTAGACTTGCTCACTTGCGTTCTTAGCTGCTTGCTCTGCCTTAGCTAGGATTACTTTAAGATCATTTACTGTATAGTTCATATTGTGCCCTCGTTGTTTAATTAACTTACTCTACTAGTATAGCCTCAGTGGCTATGTTTGTCAACCCCTAATTTGGAAAGTCTGCAGGTTGCAATTCAATTGCTTCTTCTACATCCATCCACAGCTCATACACATGTGATGTGAGTCGCTTCTTGTGTTGGCTGCTTATTGGTAGCTCTCTTATGAGCTCGTCTACTACATCTAGAGTGTTGTCTAGACGTTCCATTGTGTCTGCTACTGTTCGCATGGTACTGTCCCATCTCCTCCGCACCAAGAGCAATCCTCTTCTGTGCCTTGTTCATATAGTGTGTCGAGGTCAAAGCCTTCGCCGCAACACTCAACACACTCTGTCAACTTGACTTCAGGTACTAGCATTATGCCAGCACCGAAGTAGTATCAAATGTCTGTGCATCAACTATGTCATAGCTGATTGCATCACATGGTTCAAAGCCAAAGCCTGCTACTTTGAATGTATCAACAAAGCCTTCGCCATCGTCTACGATCATCACATCGCCAACTGAAGTTGATCTCAGTCCGTATGCTTTGCCGTTGTGTTGGATCAGGGGTGCAATGACTTCTACATCATCATTAGCATCTTCACCAATCTTCATGCTCCAGCTACCATCAACATTGTTGGTGTATCTGTAAGCGTATTCTGTTGCTTGGAACAAGTCTAGACCTGAGGTCTTCACCTTAGCTACTGCTTTGGGAGTCTCTCCTTCTTCTAGGAAACTTGCATGGATTACGGTTATAGTAAAGTTTTTCATATTCTGTGCCCTCACACTTTTTAATTAATATACAACTATTATAAGGTCTAGCCTCTCGTTTGTCAACCCCTAATTTAGTTGTTCCAACACAGCTTCTCTCACAGCAGTATCAGTTGCTTCTTCAAAGCCTGACTTCTTGCTGAGTGCATACAGCTCATTGATTGCCCAGTCCAGCACTAGTTGTACAGGACCTTCGTTGATGTCGTTCAGTTGCTGTGCGTCCTTTACGATCTCAGCCACGGCCAAGTTGCCCTCTTCAGAAAACATTTCAAACTGAACGGATTTGTTTTGAGTTATCATTTGCATAGTTTGCCCTCTTTGCGTTAATATATGTATATTATACTGTCATTCGAGGTAGTTGTCAACCCCTAATGGTGAAATTCAGCCAAAGAAAAACCCCGCATATAGCGAGGTTCTTCCCGGTGTTGTGCAGAGCGTGAGGGCTACGCTTTACCTGCTCCACCTAGGCTCGTGGATGAGGGCGGTCCACTTGCCTTACTGACCGCTTGGGGAGGGCACCCGTACGCGGCCTTGTCCAGTGAGAGGAGCATCATGCTCGACTCATCACTGTGTTCTCAGCCATTGCTTCCCACTTGGTAGGAAATGCTTTGGCCAAATCAGCTACCTTGAGTACCGTTCTTAGCGATAGCTCACGAAGCTTTGACTTGTTGATGTCGATGAAGTCTACGATGTCTTGTACAACTTCTTCGCCTAGCTCGTATGGATCGAGCATACCATCTGTAGTGATCTGCTTTATACGTAACATTTTCTCTCTGTCCGTATCAATAGTTAGATCAATGTAATGACAACGACTTTCAAGTGCTGTTAGATGATCACGCATCTTCTTGCTCTTAACGTTATCGAACTTGATGTTGGTAATAAAGATAGCACTGCCTTTGAATGTGAAACTGTCTGGCACTCCTTCATTACGTAATTTGAAACTGTCTGTGTTCCAATGGATAGTTCTGTTCTTCTTGCTGTCTAGTGCAGCCTTAAGAATGTTAAGACTAAGCTCATCACTGAACACGCTATCACAGTCATCGAACACCAGTACATTGTCTTTGTCTGCATAGTTGAACAGCTTGCAGTAGAGTCCAATAGCACTCATAGCACCTTTGACAACCTGATACTTGCTGGGCATGTCTCCTAGTGTAGCGATTAGGTCATGTTTGCCTAGTACTTTTTCTACACCATGTGACTTACCTACACCCGGAGGACCGGAGACGATCATAGCTCTTACATCACCGCGCTTGCACGCCTTGGTCATGTCTTCGAGCATATCAAAACGCTCGCGCATTCTTTCGATCGTCTCTTCGTCGGTCTCCTCTCGGGTGGTGGTGGCTACGGAGCTATCTACCAGCTCATAGCTTGACGGGCCTTCGCACTTGATCTTGATGTTGCGATCAGGAAAGCCTGCTACCGCAGATCCATCCACTGTGACGTAGCCACCACCGGCGCCAACTTTAAATTCTGACACCATTGGAAATACCATTCCGTTCATGTCAACATCTTTGCCTCTAATCTTGTAGAAGCCCTCTTTCATTTTTACTTTTTGCATAGTTTGCCCTCTTCGCAATGTTTAATTTATGTATACAGTATATGGTCTATCTGCATGCATGTCAACCATTAATTTAACTTATTAACCAAAAAAATCCTATGAATGCTGTTAGCGTTATGACTCCATAGAGTACACTGTACATGCATTGCACAAGGAAAGGTATCCGGGTGTTACAAGCGTGACAGGTGCTCGCAAAGAACTCTTTATCAGTTTTGAAACACGCCGGACACAAAGCCATTATGCAAATTCCTTATCAAGCGTTTCTTGGTCGACATCTTCGAACATCTGACCTTCAAAGGCTTCTTCGATTGCGGCCTGTGGTACTTGTACCTGCTCCACTCTCTTGAAGAACCTTACTGGGCATGTCTCCCAGTTCTTGCCTTGCTTGGTTATCACTTGAACACCAGCCGCTGTCTGAGCGTTGATGTACAAGCCCGCATCACAGTCCTCTTCGAGGTATGTGGTCTTGCCTTTGTAGAACGAATAGCTGGATATCTTATCCGCAATGCCTAGCTCTACCAGTTCTTTGGTCTTCACCGCTAGCCATCCGTGACCAGCATCCGCATGTATCATTTTGATTACAGTCTTCATTATTGTACTCCCTTCTTTGAAAAGTTACGACCTGTTTCAGGACTTACATGGTATGCTGACGACACTAGGAAGTCAGAATAGTCTTTGTCCTCTGGAAGGTCATTTGCCCACTCCGCATAGGTCTTCACACCCATCGGAAACTCTTTTTGCCCTAGGTCATTAGCACCAAAGGCAGCCATAACGAATGCCATAGCATCCGCAGGACGATCTACACCGTCCACGATGTAGTCGGAACCACCCTTGAACTTCCAGTACGAATGTCCATCGGAGTGCTTACCTGACTCACAGTGTGCGCCATAGTTCTCTAAATATTGTGTGGTTACTACGTATTTCATTTGCTGCCCTCTTTGCTGTTTGCCCTAACTATACATATAGTATAGCATCAATTATTCTTTTGTCAACCCCTATTTCACCCAAACATGATGAAATTTTGCAGGCATATTCTCACATGAGAAGTTCGTGTCTGCATAGTTGATCACCTCTACACATGCACCAGTCTCATAAGACATATGTACATCTGGAAGTGAGAAGCTATAGTCTACTGCCCATACTAGACCTGCTGTTGCGATTGTCACTGTTGCGATAATTGTTTTTAACATTTTATTTGCCCTTTCCCTAATTGTTATATACATTATATGATCAATAACAACAGATGTCAACCCCTAATTTAGATATTCTGTATTCTTTTTTAGGTTCCACTTCTCCAACACAGGCAAGCCGAACTCGTCCTCGTCTACAGCGATATAGGCAACTGTCTTCTTGACTATGCCATAACGGTAGCCCTGATCGTTTACTAGACCACCTACCCAGATCTTATGTGGGAAGTCCTCACACCAATGGAACGGATCATCGTTGTTGCTGTATTCGAAATAGTTGCCTACTTCCTTCTCTACGAAGCAACCAATGGGTTCTTTAGTGTGAGTCCAATAAGCCATTATTCTACGTCCCAATCTATTTCGCGACCTTCTGCGAACAACAACAATTCTGTTGCCAACATCCGTGCTTGGTGCTTGGTTAATGATAAGTGGTTGAAGAACTCTGATGCTCCAGGACCTTCACCTTTTGGTT